AAATGCTTTAGCTGTACTGCAGGAGATCCTGTTAGCAGCCGAGCCGCTCGACGAGGATGACGAAAAGGCCACGCGGGCACTCACTGAGCAGGTACTGCGCAAGCTGGCAATCGCAGAACGCGAACTAACATTCCTTTCAGTGAGGTGAAAAATGGAACTCGAAAAGCTGCAGCAGCTCTATGCTGCAAAAATCAACGAGGCCAAGAAATTGGCCGAGGCGTGGAAGGGCAAAGAGGCCGAAGTTCCGACCGAAGTCGCCACGCAGATCGACGGCTTGCTGGGTCAGGCTGACGAGGTCAAGGTCAAAATCGACCTGGCCCAGCGGCTGGCAGATGGCAACGCCTTTATCAACGAGCCTGGCGGAACGAAGGCTGCTCATCTGGGCTGGCGCGAAGCTGGCCCCAGCGAGGGCATGCCTGCGGTTGACCCCCATGCCTGGCGCAAGATGGAAGTGGACACTCCCGCCGGCAAGAAGGAGCTGCGCTACCTGGTGCCGCTGGCCGTGCAGGCCAAGGGCTACGGCCCGGCCTTCGAAGCCTACCTGACGAAGGGGTTCGACGGGCTTGGCCCCGCCGACCGCAAGACCCTGACCGAGGGCGGGGATACGGCGGGCGGCTTCACGGTGCCCGAGGATTACCAGGCTGAGTTGCTCAAGAAAACCGCCGCCAACGCAGTGATCCGGGCCATGGCCCGCAAGATCACCACCAGCCGCGACATCGTGAAGTGGCCGCGGGTGAACTACACCACCGACGACAAGTACACCTCGGGTGTGCGCCTGACCTGGACCGGCGAAAGCCCGGTCAGCGCCAGCGTCCATCGCGTGACGGATCCTGTCTTCGGCACGGTGGCGATCCCGGTGCATACGGCCATGGCCTCGATGCCGATCAGCAATGACCTGATCGAGGACAGCGCCTTTGATCTCCTGGGCATCTCCAGCGACTTGCTGGCCGAGGCGTTCTCCCTGGGTGAGGATGATGTGTTCCTCAATGGCACCGGCATCGGGCAGCCCATGGGCATCCTGACCGAGGTGGACACCAATGGGCCCGCGAGCGTCAACAGCGGCCATGCTACCGAGGTCACCGCCAATGGCTTGATCGATCTGCACTACGGCCTGCCGTCGCAGTACCGCCGCACCGCCCGCTACATCATGAACAGCGCCACGGCGAAGGCTGCCCGCAAGCTGACCGACACCGATGGCCGTTACATGTGGGACGGGCTGAACGGTGGCCTGTACTCGCCGTTGGATATGGAGTCGCTGGGCGGGAAGCCGGTGGAGTACGACGAGTTCATGCCGGACATCGCCGCCAGCGCCTACGCAATCCTCTTCGGCGACCTGCGCGGCTACCTGGTGGTAGACCGCGTCGGCTTCAGCGTTCAGCGTCTCTCGGAGATCTACGCCGAGACCAACCTGACCCTGCTGCTGGCGCGCAAGCGCGTGGGCGGTTATACCGCCGAACCCTACCGCATGAAAGTTCAGAAGATCAGCGCATAAGGAGGCTGAGCCATGAGCACAATGCAAGATCTCGGTTTGATCACCGTCCTGGCCCCTCAGCGGGCCACCAGCACGGTCACCGGCGCAGACGTGAGCCTGGTCGGTTACGTCAACCCTGGCGGGCGCCAGATGAAAGCAATCCTGAGCGCCTTCTCGGCTGGGTCTGACACCGACGAGACCTGCGACGTCAAGCTGCAGGAATCCACCACCACCGTGTCGAGCGACTTCGCCGACATCACCGGCGCTGCCTTTACCCAGGTGGCTCAGGAGACGGCGGCTGCTCTGCAGACCATCCACTTCCAGGCCACCAAGAAGTACATCCGCGCCATTGCCACGCTGGCAGGCACCACACCGGCGTTCGACATCAGCCTGGGTGTGCTGGCGCAGAAGCGCCTGACCTAACCATCCAATGGGAGGGGCGGGGAAACCTGCCCCTCCACAAGGAACCCATGAAAACAGTTGCGATTGTTGGCTCGGCAAAGACCACCAGGCACCTGGCGCCGTTCGATAACCCGGAGATAACGATCTGGGGGATCAACGAGGCGCTGGCGTTCCCGTGGATGAAACGGGCGGATGCGATGTTTCAGATGCACGCTCGCGGCAGCTTCACCCGGGCCAACAATCACAATGACCCCAACCACTGGGCCTGGCTGCAGCAGCCTCACCCCTTCCCGATCTACATGCAGCAGGTCTGGCCGGACGTGCCCGCCAGCGTGGCCTACCCCCTGCACGCAGTAGTGCAGCACTTTGGGCGGCAATACTTCACCAGCACAGTGGCCTACATGATCGCCCTGGCGATGCTCCAGGACTTTGAGCGCATCGAGCTGTACGGGGTCGAGCAAAGCTCCGACACCGAGTACTACTGGCAGCGAGACTGCACCAGCTACTGGCTGGGAGTGGCCGAAGGGGCAGGGTATGAGGTCTATATGCCGGCGCAGTGCAGCCTGCTGACCGGTAAGCTGTATGGATACGAAGGAGGCACCGTGATCGAGAGACAGTTCATCGAGGCGCGCAAGGACAAGTTGACCATCCTGGAAGCTGAGGCCTCGGCGCGCGTGAACGAGGCGGGCGGGCGCATGCGCCAGCTGGCGGATATGCTGGAGAAAGAGCCGCACGCGAAGCGGCGCCAGGCGTTGGAAGCGCAGTTCAACCAGGTGATGGCCGATGAGCGCGCCGCGCTGATCCAGGCAGCCACGATCAGCGGTGCCAGGCAGGAAACCGAGACTTACCTGCTGGAGATCGATAAGCTGCTGCGGGCAGCCGGCGCGGTTGCGGGCAGCGGGGAGTACAGCCATGGCCAATGATTACTGCACCAACACCGAGATCAAGGCGGCTATGCCGGATGGCAACTGGGGATCGTCTTACGACACTCTGCTCACCGCGCTGGCCACCCGCGCCAGCCGGGCCCTCGATGGTCTCCTAAAGCGCATGCCGGGCGCGTTCTATGTGAGCGCCGACGCTACCTATTACTTTACCGGCAGCGGCGACGCCGAGCTGTGGATCGGCGAGCTGGCGGCTGCTCCAACCAGCGTTGCAGTAGCCGAATCGGGTGACATCACCTCGTACACTGCCTGGGCAGCCACGGACTACCATCTCTGGCCATACAACGCCCTCAGCGAGGGCATGCCCTACCAGCGTCTGGACATTGACCTGCTGAACGGGACCAAGGCGCTGTGGTATGCCTACCCCAAGGCGGTCAAAATCGTGGGCAAGTTCGGCTTCTCGGCTGCTATCCCGGACGAGATCAAGGAGGCTGCCATCATCCAGGCCAGCCGCTGGTTCAAGCGCGGTCAGCAGGCGTATGCCGACACCGGCGCAATCACGGAACTCGGGCAGCTGCACTACACCAAGCAGATCGACCCGGATATTGCCGCCATCCTGGACATTCCCCGGTTCCATAAGGTGACGATATGAGCATGACCCTGGCCTCTGCGATCGCAGCCGTGCAAACGAAAGCTGGCGCGCTATCCGGCATCAAAGCAGCCCCGACCAATCCGCCGGAGTCTGCCAACCAGTTCCCGTTTGCGGTCTCATACCCGCGCACCGGGCGGGCAGAGTTTGCCAGCGCCGGGTGGGCAAACTATTTTCACACTCTCTTCTGCGAGATCCACATCTCGCGCCAGCTCCTGCCGCAAGCCATTGCTACGGCGCTGCCCTATGCGGAGCTGCTACCCAGTGCGATCATGGCCGACCCAACCCTGGGCGGGACGGTCAACGAGGTGCGCGAGGTACGTTACACATTTGGCCGCCTGGAATGGGGCGGCGTGGACACGATCGGTTTCCGGTTTGAGATCGACGTGAAGTTGAACCTGACATGACAAAACTACTTGATCTTTTGAAGAACGTACTGCATCTTACCGGCGCCATCCTGCGCGGCATTGACACAAGCCACCACCAGGGAGCGAAGAACTGGCCCGTTGTGCTAGGCAGCGGGAAAGCGAATTTTGTCTATGTTAAGCTCTCCGAGGGCGAGACGTACACAGACCCGCATGCCGAGGCCGATGTGCTTGCTCTGCGCCAGAGCAGCACACCCTGGGGCGGGTATCACTTCTTTCGCCCAACGATGGACATCCAGGCGCAGGCGCAGAACTTTTGGCGGCTTGGGCAGTACGCACTATTGCCCCCCTGGTTAGACGTTGAACCCGTAAAAAACGACCCCCGCTACGCTGCGGATTTGGCTTGGTGGACTAATACCCCAAAGCCCCAAATCCAGGCGCGTATCAAAGAGATGTTGGATGCGCTGGAGGCGATATCTGGCGTGCGCCCGATCATCTACTCAGCAGATTGGGTATGGAAAATGGTTGGGGTTGCGGGTTGGGAGCCTCAGTATCGGTTAGCTGTTGCCTCCTACACGGCCACGCCGGTTGTGCCCGCTCCGTGGACAGAGTGGACGTTCTGGCAATTCAGTGCAAGTGGGATTGTGCCCGGCATCAACAAGCCGGTCGACCTGAATTACTTCAACGGGACCATGGATGACCTGATGGATTTGTGCGGCGAAACGCCTGCTCCGCCGCCTGGCGTGATCGCCCAGGCGCGTGTGCTTGGCAACGGCCTGCGGGTGCGCAAAACGCCCTGGGGCACGATCATTCGAGCGTTGAAGCAGGGCGACATCGTGAACGTCTACGAGATCCAAGAATTGGACACGTGGGCGCGCATCGGCGACAAGGAGTTCGTTTGCGTTCAAAACAAGGGCACGCAATTCCTGGAGCTCAGCGAACCCATAACGCACCCTGTTGGCTTCGATGCGCCGGTCGGCACTGTTGAAGAGCGCGCCACGGCACAGACCTGGCCTGGTGATTGGTTTAGCGCCCAGGGGTATCTGACAGCGTCTAATGCCGGATGGCACACTGGGGACGACCTGAATCTCAACCAGCCGCACTGGGATGCCGATGCTCACGCGCCGGTGTACTCCATCTCGAATGGTGTGGTGGTGTATGCAGAAACTGTGCCCGCACCCAGCACGTGGGGCGGCCTGATCGTCATCCGGCATGATCCGCTCAGCGATGGCAGACCGGTCTACTCGCGCTACGGCCATGTGGAGAATATCCTCGTACAGGTTGGCAATGAGGTTACACGCGGCCAGCAAATCGCCCAGATCGGGCAGTACCAGGGTGGTGATCCCAACTATCACCTGCATTTCGATATCAGCAACAGCAGCATTCTGGGCGACAACCCCCGCCACTGGCCCGGGAACGACCTGGCTGCTGTAAAAACGCACTACGTTGACCCAGCACAGTTTCTGCAGGCCCATCGAGTGAGGAAGGAGAGTACGCAATGCTGAAATACATTGGACGTGGAGAGTTCATCCCAGGGGTGCCGATGCGCGACCTCGCCGAGGTCGACCTGGATGCCCTGAATGTCAGCAAGAAGCGGTTGCTGGATAGTGGGCTGTACATCGAGCGCGAGGAAGAAAAGCAGGAACGCGGGCCAGTTGAGGATAAGGCCCTGATTCCTGCATACAAGAACAAGAACAAGAAAAGGAGCGAGTAATTATGGCTGGCGTAAAACCGTTACGCAAAATTCAGTTGGGGCTGGAAGCCACTGCTGGCACCGCCGTTGCCGCCACCACGATCTGGCGCGGCATGGGGATGATCCAGGATGGCATCGAGCCTGTTCAGGTGGAGGAAGACCTGGGGCTGCTGGTGCCATCTGACCGCAGCTACGTGCCCTACCTGGCCGCAGAATTTGAGATGGATGAGGTGGAGGCAACGTTCGAACAGCTCCCCTACATTCTGTCTGCCGGCATCGAAGACGTGGTGACTGGCGCCGCCGATGGTGTTGGGTCTGGGAAGATCTACCCGTATGACCCGCCCCTGGCTGCCGCTGGCGCCGTCAAAACGTACACCATCGAAGGCGGCGACAATGCGGGCGCCGAAGAAATGGAGTACGCGTTTGTCCAGGACTTCAAGCTCTCTGGCAAGGCCAAAGAGGCTCTGATGATGAGCGCCACGTGGCTGGGCCGCCAGGTAGCCACCAGCTCCTTCACCGCTGCTTTGTCCGTGCCCCCCGTGGAAGAGATCCTGTTCGGGAAGGGCAAGCTGTACATCGATGCTGGCACCAGCACCATCGGCTCGATGGTGCTGGCACCATCGGCACGACCCTGAAGTCAAACACCTTCCTGGAGATGAGCTTGAGCTGGAAGACCGGCTGGGTGCCTGCCTGGACGGCTGAAGGCCAGTTGTATTTCTCCTTCATCAAGCCCACCATGCCCGAGGTCAAGCTGGAGATCACCTTCGAACACGATGCCACCAGCATCGCAGAGAAGGCAGCCTGGCGCGCACAAACCCAGAGGCTCATCCGGTTGCTGTTCCAAGGCTCAGCGTTGACCACCCCTGGGACTGCCTACACCTACAAGACCCTGCAGATCGACTTGGCGGGCAAGTGGGCGTCGTTCGACAAGATCGATGAGAAGGACGGCAATGATATCGTGAAGGGCACCCTGATCGCCGGGTACAACTCCACCTATGCCCAGATGGGGCAGATCATCGTCGTCAACGAACTCGCATCCCTCCCGTAAAGGATCAAAAACATGGCTCAAATTGAAATCAAGATCACCCGCCAGCGGGTAGAAGAAACAGTCACCGTGGACGAAATGATCCAGATGCAGGAAGGATCGATGAAGGCGGCCAAGTCGGTGGTGTCGCGGTTCGTAGTGGACCCGGCCACGGGGGCCTACATGGATGAGGCCCAGGCGTCCCAGTTCGTGGGCAAGATGACCATTGCACAGTTAAAGGGCTTGCTGCAGGAATTCGGAGGCAGCGTGGAGCAGGCGGTGGTCCCTTTGATGAACAGCGGGGCATCCGACTAGCACTGAAGTCGGGTGCTCCGCTGGCGCCATTCTGGGTGGCCATCCTGGATGCCTCAGAAGCCTGGGGTGTGCCACCCTGGACGTGGGCTGGCGGCGCTCCCATCGTATGGCTAACGCGCCTGCGAGTCGTAACGCGTGAGCGCATCCGGGCGAAGGAGAAGGATTGAGATGGGCGACGACAAGCTCGAGATCATCATCACCGCAGTGGACAATGCCAGCAAGGTGCTGTCTGGTGTTGGAGACGCGGCAAAGGGCGTGTTTGCCGTTGGCATGGGAGTCGCTACCGCTGCTGCAGGCGCACTGGCGGCAGGGCTGGCCTACAGCATTGGTGAGGCGATGGAGGCCCAGAC